TGCTTGACAGCAGGTGGGACCTTCTTCTGTGGCTAGTTGACCACGTGGGAGGCTTGGCTTGTGACCTAAAAGACTTGCGGGTGAGCAAGAGACGGTGCAAAGCTTCTCGCACAGCTAGGTCAGCTGCTCTTGTGTGGGCACAGATGTGCAAGCACGCTAAGGATGAGTACAGCTACGAGAGGGCACGTGATGCGTGGCAACACTGCTCGAGCACACCCAAGGTGAGGGGCGAGAAGCAGGTGAACCTCCGTGAAGCACTGATCTCGTGCGGCACACGGGCAAGGGAGAGGTACCCGCGCACCTTCCTGGCCTTAGCTCGCCTAGCATCACTCCAGCACAGGGCAACCTGCCTGCTGATCTGGCTAGGCCTAAACACTCTGGACTCTCAACTTGCTAGCAAGGTGGATGAGCACCTAGAGGCCCGCTTGTGCCCGTGTCACTACGTGGAGGCTCTGAAGCAGATGAGTCAGCAGGTCCTGACAGGACACGTTCGGGTAGGAGTGGGTGAGGCAAGCCAGCTCACCTACCTAGGTCAGCTGACGGAGAAGAACTCCCTGCCTGCAGACTGGGCAGCTGAGAGGAAGATCCGCACCTCAGCTCCTCCTGCCCTGAGAGACCCCGCGACAGGCGAGGACCTAGCTCAGGAGGTGGCAGCCCACCTTGTGGACATGTTTGCTGAGTTGCCTGCACCTCAGCTGCGTGACACAGCGAAGGCCTTTTGGGCAGGCAGAGCTGAGTGGGTAGTAGGTGGGGCAGCCACTCGTGAGGGAGGCTCAGTCCTGCAGGAGGCCTTGGGGGCAGGCGAGCACAGCAGGGTACTGCAGCAGCTTGCTTCAGGAGCAAAGATCAACAAGAGGTCTCTTGTTGAGACGTTAGGTCCTGAGTGGCTGGAGGAGCAGCTGGCCTCACCTCCTGAGGTGCTGAGCCGGCCTCACACGAAGCGTGATGAGCTGGGAGGCAAGAGGCGGGCCATTTACGGGGTGAACATGGCTCACTACTGCGTGAGTAGCTACGTGAGCAACTCACTTGAGCATCACATGTCTGAGGTGAGCTGGGGACCTGTGCGTAAGGCTGAGAGGCTGGTGTCTGAAGAGGCTCAGAGGGTGGAGGCATGTGCTCGAGGTGAAGCACTGCTAGCCTTCGACTACTCAGACTTCAACAACCAACACTCAATCGCAAGCATGCAAGCGTTTTATGATGCTCAAGAGACGTGGCTCCTTCGGGCTGCTCCGTCTGAGGCGCGAGATGACCTTGTGCGTGCAAACACATGGGTGAGGGACAGCATAGCAAGCATGCGTCTAGTCGACCCTGACACGGAGGAGGTTTACCTAGCTACGCGAGGGCTTCTGAGTGGCATGCGAGACACAACGATCCTTAACACAGCCTTGTCGTGCGCTTACTCTCGTCTTGTAGACAGAGTGGCATCCGCGGAGAATCCGCATGCTAGGCCTAAAGCAAGGTGGTACTACGGAGATGATGTGTTGGCAGTGCACGACGATGAAACATCAGCAGCCATCTGGCGTGAGACAGCCATAGCCATAGGTCTCGAGGCCCAGGCCACCAAGTGCTCTGTGGACAGAGGGAAAGGAGAGTATCTGCGTATACTCTACTCACGTGGCAGGCTTGAAGGGTCACTCGCGCGCTGCATTGCAGCCCTAGTGAACGGGAGCTGGGAGAGCAAGGGCAATGGAGGAGACCAGAGCAAGGCAGAAGAGATACTGCAGACTTATGGCGTCCTAGTGCGGCGGGGAGGCTACGGTAGAGCTGCAGCTAAGCTTGTGGCCCGAGTCGCTCGCTTTTGGTCAGGAGAGGAGGATGTGAGGCCACGAGGCATGACGCCCTGGCTGGAGGCCAGCTATGGGCAGGCCCACGTGGGAGCTGGAGGTGTGTACACTGACAGGATAGAGCCTGAGCTGAAAGATCTCGTTTTGAGCCGAGTGCTAGCCTCCTCGAAGACGAGTCAGGCCTCGGAGGCGCTTAGCACCAGCCTGATGGGTGGGCTCTGGCATGTGGCTGGAGCCGAGGAGGTAGCTGTGCAACTAAAGCGAGCTAGCCTTATGAGCACAGTCATGTCTGAGGTTCCTGCCCTAGTGCGCTCTGATGGGGCGCTGGGCGACGAAGAAGGTCGCAAGCTGGGGAGTGACGAGGAAGTCAGGCCTAGGGAGGTTGAGCTGTGTGTCCTTGCTCAGGCACCTCTCATGCGGAAGGAGAGGTACGAGAAGAGAGTGGTGCAGATCATCAACAAAGCTCGAATCCCTATCCTCCTTAAACGCCTGCTTCTTGCCAAGGTAGGGCAAAAAGTGTGGACAGCTGTGGACCAAAGTGATCTCACGGAGGGGATGAGCTGGCCACCTGAGTATGTAGGAAGACATAGAAGTGTGGGAGAGCACGCCAGTCGCGCGACTTGGGGGGAGAAGGTTCTCTTAGCGTACTAAGGGCAAGGTGTGGTGTGAGAAGGTAGCGGAGAAGGCTGCAGAAGAAAGACAGTACGAACGTGAACCTGGTAGGGG